TGGGATAGTAGTTCAGTGGTTTAGAACGCTGCCCTGTCACGGCAGAGGTCGTGGGTTCAAATCCCATCTGTCCCGTTTCATTGCTCCTTAGCTCAGTTGGTAGAGCGGTTGACTGTTAATCAATTTGTCGCTGGTTCGAGCCCAGCAGGAGCAGTCTAAATATTAACGCAATTACATTTCCCTCATGAAAATATTTTTAGACACAGCTGATACTAATATTATAGCAGAACATTATAGTACTGGACTAATAGATGGTATCACCACAAATCCAACTTTAATAATGAAGAGTGGTAGGAATCCAGAAGTTGTATATCATGAGTTAGAGGATCTCGGCCTTACTGATATTAGTATGGAAGTTGTTGGTGATCGTCAAGAGATGCTTGATGAAGGACGTAGATTATCTAGAGAGTTTGGGAACGTTGCAACGATTAAAGTTCCTTGTACTCCAGATGGACTTAGAGTTTGTAGGATGCTTAGTGCTGAAGGTATAAGAGTAAATGTTACATTGATATTCTCACCAACACAAGCAATTCTTTCTGCAAAAGCAGGTGCTGCATATGTTTCACCATTTGTAGGTAGAGTAGATGACAATTCATTTGGTGGGTTATGTCTTATAAAAGATATTGCTAATGTATATTCTAGACAGGATGTATTTAATACTGAGATCCTTGCTGCTTCTATTAGAAATGTAAGAGATGTAGGTAGAGCGTTTGAATATGGTGCTAATATATGTACAATACCACCTAAAGTGTTCGAAGGAATGTATAATCATATATTAACCGAGAAAGGGTTACAATTGTTTGACCAAGATTGGGCACAAGTTGCTACGTCGAATATATAGAAATGAACACAAAAGACTTAAAGAAAGAACTTGAAGAAGTTAAGGGGATGATTAGAGATGTTAGTTATCAGGTGCAAGAGTTGCGGCAAACAATTACAGGGACATCCATCCCAAACGAGGAGTTGTCAATGCCCGAATCTTACGAGCATCCGTGGTACAAACATATCAGGGAAGGATCTCTCAATGGTGGAGATGGTTAATTCTTTTGATACTATGAAATCCGAAGGTCTTAGTTCCCAAGATCTTGCTTGGCAAGAACAAAGGCGTAAACGCAAAATCCGTAAACTTGATTTCGAGGAACGATGATTAACTTAGACGAGAAGTATCACAGCTATCTCACAGGTAATAACAAAACCTTAAAGATTGATGGTGTTAATGAACCTGTCACTGGATATGGATTCCAATGTGATGGAAATGACATCATTGGTTACTGGGTTAATACCATAAATTATAAACTATTCTATAATTTAAATGAACAGTTTTTAAAAATGGAACCTATATTAGATGAGATAGTTAAACTCCATTGTAATGATAATGATGACGGATGTTAAATGAGTAAACCAAAGCCAGGAAGTTACATAGACACTCAGGGAATGAGTGGTCCTGCTGATCCAAATCATAAAGGATTGGGCAATAAGGTATTTAAACCTATGATGGTTAAACCTCAAAGGTTGTTTACTGAAACTTATGTTAAGGAGATGAAGATACTCATTAATGAAGTATTGGATGAGCGTGAGTATCAAAAGAGATTAAAAGGTGGTTATGATAACCCTGAACCACCCCCACAATCATATTTCGACTTGACAGGTAGAGAATATCCTGTAGAATGATTAAATCAGAAGCTAAAGTAGAATGACACACAGTTATACCAATCCTTCTGAGAAACAAGATCTGGCTCATTTAGAGGCAGGTATACACGAGGATGAAGAGTTAGATGAACATGGGTTTACTAAAAGAAAATCCATTAGTGATAGAGAGTGCATCTACAGGTGCCTTGATAACTGTATTCAACTAGCTGGTCTTGATAAAAAACAAGTAGAAAGATTAGCAAAACAGTTTGATCCACACAATACTGATGAAGTTGACATCGAATCTGAGTATCCACCATTATGAAATTTAATTTATTATGAATAACTATGGGCTAGAAATCCTTTTTTGGGTTACACTTTGTATGTTTGTATTCATCCAATGGGAGGAAAGAACCAAATGAAAATACATCCAGATGATTATATGCAGGATGGTTGGGATAGTGCGCCAGGTACTGTTCATCCATATGTACGAGGTTCACGCCATAATAAAATTGGTATGACCGTGACTTGTGCATATTATATCCTTATAATAGGTATGGTTATTAGATTAATTTTGGTATTAAACTAATGGAACTAACAGACTTAAATGTTAATAGTGTACTTGATGAGATACGTCCTTACATAGAAGCTGATGGAGGATATCTTGAGTATATTGCTATAGATTATCTTAAAGAAGGACCGATTGTTATGGTTAGAATGTTAGGTGCTTGTAGAGGTTGCTCTATGAGTGAACAGACAATGACGATGGGTATTGAGAAGTTAGTTAAAGAAAAATTTCCCGAAGTTATTCGAGTGGTATCGGTATGAAGATAACACAGAAGATTATAGATGATCTAGAGAAGGCTCTAGACATGCGTAAGAAGAATGGTGAACCTGTATGGGATGATGGAGATGAAATAGATGTTTGTGTTGGTGGTACTTTCGCAGCAGATAAATTTATTAGTCTCATTAATAGGAGTAAAGGAACATGATGAGATTAGCAGTTATGTGTTCTGGAAGTGGAACTAACTTCGAGAATATTGTTAACTCATGCCCTGATCATGAAGTTGTGTTGATGATACATAATAAAAAGAAATGTGGTGCTATAGAAAGAGCAAATAATTTAGGTATTCCTCATGTTCGTATTGGTAATAAAGAAGATCAACAAAGAACTCAGATACTTAATGCTTGGAGAGTTGATCTTATAGTTCTTGCAGGATATATGAGAGTTCTATCTTCAGAGTTTATTAATGCATTTCCAAATAAGATTATAAATGTACATCCATCATTACTTCCAAAGTATAAAGGATTGAATGCTGTAGAACAAGCAATGGATGCTGGTGAAGTGGTCACTGGATGTACTGTCCACTGGGTGACAGAAGAACTTGATGGTGGTGATATAATAGATCAGTCAGTCGTTCAGATCTGCTCTGAAGATACTGTTAAGTCTTTGACTCAACGTGTTCAGCAGGCGGAATACCGTCTATTACCATTGGTTATTAATCAGGTACTTGACAAATTTTGAAAGATCTGATACGATAAATAGTTGAACTGTCACATAGTATAGTGTGCCAGTTTAACACATAACTTAATACAAAGGACTCGAAAGATCGTAACCCTGTGTAGAATGTTCTAAAGATCCCATGTCGGGGGTCTTATCATCCGCAGGGTTTTTTTATGCCCATGCGAGACACTAAAATTCAATCATGAATATCAAATCAACAATCGCTGCTGTTGCAGCATCTCCGTTCCTACTCGCTGGCGCCGCTTTTGCTGGTCCTTATGTGAATGTAGAGAGCAATATAGGTTATCCTGATGGAGACTATTCTGGAGCAACTACCGATCTTCACATCGGCTATGAAGGTTCACTTAGTGAGTCTGCTGACTTCTATGTACAAGGCGGTCCTTCTTTCGTTGCTGTAGACGGAACTGACGGTTCTGAAGGTGAATTCTCTGGTAAAGTTGGCGTATCTGTCGCTGCTACTGATTCAATCGGTGTATACGGCGAAATCGCTGGTATCACTGGTGAAGATTCATCTGACGATGACATCGTTGATTGGTCTGCCAAGCTTGGCGCCAAGTTCACATTCTGATCTCTAATCAGATAACATTAAGAGAGACCCCTTGTGGGTCTCTTTTTTTTGTGGTATAATAAATTGTCAGTATTGAAATCCTGACTGCGGTATCAAGAGTCTTCGGCAGGTTCTATAGATAGCGGCGATAAGAACCTGCCACATTAATGAGGTAATATGAAATTCGAAGATTATTACAAGGAATTCTGTGAAGTCTTTGGACATCCCTTGTTTATGTTACCGATGATGATGATCGGGTTCTTTCTAATGATAGAGGTGTTACATATCAATGAGCATACAAATATGGAAACAGGTGATGCACATGGATATTGTGGCCGTAAGGAATGGGTAAAGAAGTTACAAGAGGATCAGTGGTAATTGTTATGGGATAGGAACATATACCTACTTTACAAAACGTTACTTTTCATATATAATACTGTAACGTTTCTTTACAAAAGTTATGATCACAACA